GATTAGTAGCATCAGAGGCTCTATGTGAGCCTTATATAGACTCTCATCGATTTGTAGAGCGTTAGAGTATTTAACGTTGGCAAGTCCCGTCACGATGTCTTTGGGGACGTCTAGGCCCTGCATGATGCGCTCTAGTACACGATCGGAGCGCTCAGCTAGTGCTGGGTCGAACGAACGTTCGAACTTAAACTGATGGATCTTGTCGCCAAGCTCTGCTGGGCCACGGATGATTAAAGGAACGACAGCAGACGCGGAGTCTTCGTCCTTAATCGGGGTGGTCATTGCATCGATTAGTTGATCTTCGAAGTCGTCTGCGGCCTCTTCTGGGTTAAACTGCTCGTTGAAATCTCCATCTTCGTCATATGGGTAGTCGGGGTCAGGTGATGCAGCGACCGAAAGGCCGTCTGGCAAGTAGAGAGCGCCAGCGTTTAGGCGTGAACGTGCAGTCGCACGGAAAGTCCTGTTCAACAAAAGCAATTCTGCGCAAAGGTCTAATAGACTGCGTAGTGAAGAGTCGGAATCTTGCGTGTAACGAGGGTGAGCTCGCCATATTCTCCCTACATATGCAGATGTAGGTAGTTGAATTGTGTCATTATTGCCCTGAGCCATCACAGAAGCGCCACCACCACCAACATCGCGACGGGGGTTAATTATGTAGTTCCCTCTAGAGTCAACCTGAAGTTCGTCTGTGGAACGAATGTCCCATGTCTCCGGAAGGCCGGAGCCTTTTCGTTCCGGAATTTGAACCAGATAGCATTCTCCAGTAACTTGCAAGTTTAGAGCGGCGTCCTTTAGAAGTCCAGGCTGTCCACCGTAGGCAGAGCTTAGGCGGTCGAGCGCGCGAGTTGCTGCAGCAGCTAGACGCGGTTCTACAGTCTCTACAGAGTCAATCGGTGAAGGTGTTTCGCTTGGATTGCTGACAGCAGCGGGGTAAAGACGAATTCTTGAAACAACGGACGCAACTAGATTGAATGCATATTTGATTTCACCGATTGCATCGTAGTACTCCCAGGCTTCTGATTGCCACGAAGAGGCTGAGGAGTCTCTGCGAGCTTTAAAATATTGAGCTTCGGTCTTGTCGTCTAGTTTTACCTGAGCAGCGGCAGCGGTCATTGCACGTGGGGCGTTAAAAACTTGTGGCTCAGCGTAAACAATTCCAAAAGAGTCTACGGAAACTCCGGGCGCAACGCGTGTAGTGTTCCTTGGAGAGGCCGCACGTATCTTCGGGCTTTCGTTTCGTGTTCCTGCTGGTTCTTTCTTAAAAATACCCAAGATGGGCTCCCTGTCTGTTTAGCGCTCGGTCCAAGCGGAGATAAGTCCAATCAAGGCGGAGATAGCCAAGACTAATGATACCACAATTGTGATTTGGGGTAAAATAATTGCTCCAAATACAAAGATTCCTGACATCCAGAAACCCGTACACCAGTTACATGTGATTAAGTATCCAAGTTTAGTGCTCGGCGGGAACTTCGACCAGATTTTATTTCGAAAACCTTCTGCAATGACATCAGTGGTAATCATATGCGTTGCCCGAAAGGCCGCAAGGGCAACAATTACAAAATTTAGTGCGGTAAGTTCCATGTTAATCTCTACTCGATCCTAAGGTTTTGTACGGATTCCAGCCACGAAGGCGAGAACCGCATCCGCAGCCTGTATCTTTCTTAAATGCTAGCATCTTTCCGCTAGATGTAACAACTCTTGTGTCCTCGGTTGGCTTTTCTGACAGTGAGACCTGATCGTAAGCCTCCTGGAAGACAATAACAGGGCCAGAATTTCCATCTTTTGCTACTATTATTTCTGTTTCTGTTAGTATTACCCTAGTTATCTCTAAGTAGTTAGCACCAGGTGTAGGTTCATAGCTTCTTAGCTTGAGTATGTCGTCTAACCCGCCCGCAGCAATAGCAACTAAATGACACGGGAACCTGTCTAAAATGATTTTTGTCATTACCTGACCTTAAAAACGCGGCCAACGTTGCCAGTATTTGGCCTGCTGACGCCCATTTTGCGATCCGCGAGGCTTTTTGCACGTAATTTACCACCGGAAAAGCCCGGAGGTGGCTTAATTAGCAGCGCAGTCATGGCGTGAACCATTGCATCTACTCGATCAGGGGATTTTCCTTCACCGGGAATCCAAGAGTACATCTGAGACTCCAGCTCAGGGAGATAATTCACGTGGTGAACTCGTCCTTGCTCGTATGCAAGAAGAATTGGCTCTGCTCTTAACTGCTTTCCGTACTTTGAGTGGACCTCGAGGACTTTGACGCTGGGGTCAATAGAGTTAATTGCGTTTCGTACGAGTGCGCCACCTTGATTAACTTCGGCAACAACGGGACAACCCCACTTGCGAGCCATTTCCACAACTTTACGGGCCCAGGTGTCTGGGGAACCATGAATTGAAGCGTCCTCAAGAACCCAAGCATTACGCTTATAGAGGTCGTGTTCTGCAGTCGATGCGCAGACAACAATACCGCACTCGTCGCGGGGATTCTCAGCAACTGAAGGGTCGACGCCGATAACACGTAACGGAGTAGACGCAGGGTAATTAGTGTGTCTAGCTGCCTCAACCAATTCTTCATTCCACATCGCTCCTTCCATATTGTCAAGCATCTCGCCATAGAGCTCCTGTCGAGCTAGCGACGTGCCTTCGTAGACGCCCATAATAGTTTCAAGGTATGCACCGGAGAGATTTCCAGCGTTATCCATTGTGGAACCCTTTGTGACAACGACCTTAGCTGCGGTCTCTCGATCGGTGCGAGATTCTTCAATAAGTTTGTAGAGAAGCGGAGTGCGCTTCGGAGTGGTGGTGGCCAAGATCTGAGGATTCTTACCAAGACGAGTACCGACTCGTAAGTTGTCAAAAGCAGTCATGCCCGCAGCGTCTGGGGTCTGCCGCCAAGCGGCAACTTCGTCCCCCCATGCGTGACTAAATTGTGGTCCACGCAAACCATCAGGTTCGTCTGCCGTAAACAATGTCGCAGTGTTACCGTTCGGCCAAGTTAGGCGTCTTTTAGACGGCTCGTAGTGTGGCTTCTCTGAAGGAGGGGAAATGTTTATGATCCCGGATTCGCCCTCGACGATTACGTCTCGAACGTCAGCAGCAGTACGAGCAACAAGTGCAAAACGACGCTGGCCTTCAGTTGTGTATTTTGCCTGCTCACGAACCCACTCGGAGGCCATTCTCGTTTTTCCAAATCCACGCCCGGCAAGAACCAACCAAACATTCCAGTCGTCGCTAGGGGGAAGCTGCTCGGGGCGCGCCCAAACATTCCAGTCCCAAAGCAGGGCGTCTGGATCAATTCCTTCGAGTGCGGCTTCCTGCTCGTCCTCGGGGAGCATCGCGATAAGCTCCATAATACTTTTACCCATGGTTACAGTCTATCTCTTTCTCACTTAGGTCGGTAGAGCATCTCTTCAGTGTATGCGCCTTCACCGGAGGATGGGTCAGTTAGGAGGTCCTTGGCCTTAACTTTTATAGAGATTACCTTGCCACCTCCAGAGTAGTCTTTTGCAAGTTGGGGCAGCGTAGTTACCCAATCGCCCGAAACAATTGAGTCGGCATCTGTGGGGACTCCTCTGTAGATTGTGATCTCTTCTTCAGGGTCAAAGCCTAAGTCAGTTAGAGGCGTGTCTTCAGCGGCATTGGACGAACTGTCAGAAGTTCTTTGTCCTGGGTCGTACTCGTTAAAGATGCCTGTCTTTGTCTCTTTAGGCTTGTAGTCCCTGCTCTTGTGAGTCATAAAAGGCTCCCCGCTCAACTCTTGTAGTGTTGAAAGCATTTTCATGATGTTATCAAAACGATCGTTCTTGTAAGTCGCGTTCTCTCCTACCGTTTCCGATGAGAATATTTTAGCCGCGTCCAGCCCAACCTTACCGTCATCCAACTCAACAAATAAATTTTTTATATTTGCAAAGCTAAGAGTGTTGCCGGAGTTTTTATAATCTCCGTATGATCCCTCTCCATGGAGTTGCTCGAATTTAGATTTAATTGCTGATGCCTCGAGGCCATACTTATCCAAGAAGTCCGTGAGCGTGTCGCCCAGAGGTTCTACCTCATGGAAGTCAAAGGCTCCAGCAACGCTAAAGTGACGATAAGGAGTTCCGCCCTGACCTCTATTGAAAGTTTCTCTACCCCAGTCTTTGAGCCACGATGCCTCTAGGTCGACCACTGCAAGATCTCCAACTCTACGGACGCGACCCTCTTGCTCTGTAACGCCACGGCCAATAGTTAGGGCATACTCATCTTCTGCTTGGCTGTATCCAAGCATTCCTTGAAACTCATCGGGCTTCACGTCAATTTCGTATCTGCCATTTTTGGCAACGTTATCCCGGTGAGACGCGTAGTCATACGCAAAGTTTTTATCAAGAGAAACATAGCCGACTGCAGACTCTGACTCTGTGTCTTTCCCGTTCACTGCGTTTCTGTAAACTGTTATCATGCCATCTGGATCTAAACCAAGAATGTGCTCGGCGTAAGCTCGGTTTAGCATTTTAACTTCCGGGTCAATATCGTCTAAATTATTAGGCGACCGTGTAGTTGTCCCAGCTGAGTTATCGTAGACATATTGCCACATGCTGTCAAAATCTTTAAACCGCTCTTGTAGCCCCGGCTCTGCATCAAAAACTTTTTTGTAGTCAACCTTTGCACCTTTTACAGTGTCAGTGTCTTTTCCAAGCTCTTGGAGTAAGCCAAGTCTTGGGATAGGGAATCTGCCCTCTTTTTTTAGCGCGG